AGTTGGCTGCATGTCGATTTTAGAAATTCGAGTCGATTAATAACATTTACAAAATAAAAAGTAATCGGAGGGTAAAATGCTTTTAGGAAACCAAGAGATTTTATCTAGGGTTAAGCGGGACAGTCTGATCGAGCCGTTCAGGGAAGAGAATTTGCAGCCAGCAAGTTACGATCTTACACTCGGGAATGAGTTTTTGTCTCCAAGGCCTGGTTATTTAGAACTACAAGAGAAGCCGGAATATCTTACAGAGATAGGGCATACTTGCTTGCTTCCAGGAAAATTCTGTCTTGCCACAACGCTAGAATGGCTAAATTTGCCGCTCGATCTGGCAGGTAAAGTTGAAGGGAGATCCAGTGTTGGTAGGCTAGGGATTACTGCCCATGTCACGGCTGGCTTTATTGATCCTGGTTTTAAAGGGAGGATTACCCTGGAAATTGCTAACCACGGTCCGAACACGATTAAGCTTGTTTCAGGGATGCGGATTGCGCAAATAGCGTTCGAGTTAGTGCAGGGTTGCACTCAAGGGTATCAGGGAAAGTATCAAAACCAGAAAGGCGTAACAGGTTCAAAACTTTACGAGGACTTTCAGAAAGATGGCTAAAAAACGCAAAGATAAAACCAAAAACCGGAAGAATAAGCTTTCGGCTGAAGTCTTGCAACGAGAGCTAGATGCTGGCCTTTCTTGTTCAGCCATTGCTCGCAAGTATGGTGTGGCTGTATCAACTGTTACGCGTAGCTTGCGCAGGCTACAATTGGTTGCTGCTGCTACTCTTGTCTCACCAATGCCTACCGAACCAACAGAGGCAACAAAAAAAGCGCAAAAGGTTGTAGCAGAGCAAATCAATTCAGTTGAGCAGCTACAAAAGATAAACCAAGCAGTAAACAGACAGCTTGATGCAATCGAGATGGAGATTCGGACAGGGAAGATTAACAAGATTGAGGGTAGAGAATTACTTTTTAAGGCGTCAAAGGAAATTAGGGCCCAGTTAAAGCTCCAGCTTGATATTATGTCTAAGCTTTTTGATATGCAATATGTGGCCGAGTTTCAAAAAATTGTGATTGAAACAATAGGAGAGGTTGCGCCGGATGTTCGGGACGAGATCATTCGCAGACTCGAAGCAGTACAATCCATGCGAGGGATTGCTGCAAGAGCTATTAGCGGGAATCAAGGCTAAAGCGCTTAGCAGCGAAAAGGAAAACCCGCTAATCCCTAAACTTAAAAGCTCGTTTTTCGAGTTCCTGAAGTATTTCTGGGACACAATTATCCAGGAGCAGCCAATTTATAACTGGCATATAAAATATCTTTGTGACGAGGTACAGCAGGCAGTCGAGCGAGTTATCAGGCGAGAACCGAAACAATACGACCTGATAATCAACATCCCGCCTGGTTCAACCAAATCGACTATCTGCTCTCAGATGCTTATGGCCTGGGCATGGACAAGGGATCCGGGGTTGAGGTTTATCTGTGGCTCTTATTCAGGAGACTTGGCTTTGGAGCAAGCTGATTACGCCAGGGATATTGTGCAGTCGGATAAATACCGTCAGTTATTTCCTCATGTTGCCATCGACCCCAACAAAAACAACAAGTCGAACTACAAGACAACCGTTGGCGGTCAGAGGTTCAGCACTTCAGTGGGCGGATCCGTTACAGGCGTTCATGCGCACGTTATCGTGATTGACGATCCGCTTAATCCGAAGAAAGCTGTTTCGGAAGTGGAGGTCAAAAATGCTAACCAGTGGATAGATCGGACACTATCTACAAGAAAAGTGGACAAGGCCATTACCCTTACAATCCTGATCATGCAACGGTTGAGTGAGGATGATTGTACCGGACACTGGCTCAGAAAAGCGGAAAAGGACGGTAAACGGATTAAACACATCTGCTTGCCCTGTGACGATAGCTGGGAAATTAAGCCGGCTGAACTCAAAAAGTATTACGATCAGAACGGCGGGCTGCTCGACCCTGTTCGACTCACACGAGATATTTTAAGGGAAGCCAGAGTTGACCTTGGCAGTTATGGTTACGCGGGACAGTTTGGGCAGTCTCCGGCCCCGACGGAGGGTGGAATATTCAAAAAAAGATGGTTCAGGAGATATTCAACCCTGCCAGAAAGGTTTGAGCGGATAATTCAGTCCTGGGATACAGCGTTTAAAGTCGGAGAGGAAAACGATTATACGGTCTGTCAGACTTGGGGCGAGGCTCTGAACGGATACTATTTACTCGATTGTTGGAAACGCAAGGTTGAGTTTCCGGAGTTAGAATACAACATCAAACGGTTCTATGAGGAATGGCGACCTTTAGCTGTGCTGGTTGAGGATAAAGCCTCCGGGCAATCGGTTATTCAGGTGGTTCGTAGGGACACGAAAATCCCGATCATTCCAATCCCCGTCAACAGGGACGGCAAGATTATCAGGGCCAGGGTTGTCTCGCCTGTTGTGGAGGCTGGCAAGGTCTATTTGCCAGAGGAAGCTTCGTGGCTGGAGGATTTTCTGGATGAGGTAACACGTTTCCCAAACAGCAGGAAGAAAGACCAGGTTGACGCTATGACCCAGTTTTTGGCCTGGGTGCAGACAAATAGCGTGACCGCAGGGAGGGATATGTCGTGAGACTCCCAAAGCTCGTTAAACTCCAAGACGTTATTACCCAAGAATGGTACTACCAATGTCAAGAGACAAAAAGGCAGTACCGCAGAATTGTAGGTGGCCTGGCATGGCCGTTTGGCGTGGTTAAGCCGGGCTGTATTTGCTTGTTAGCAGAAAGCCGGCACAAATCGCAAGAGACGGAAAATCACCATGTCTGGCTTATTGGAGAGGCTGTCAGCGATGATGTTCAAACGCTACTGAGATATGCAGGACTGTTTACGGATGTGGCGTATTGCAGGGACTGGATCACTCCGCTGGATGACCCACTTTTCCGGTTTGTGGAAGAATACAACGATGAGAGGGCAACACTGCGTAGATTGCCCTTGTCTTTTACAAGCCCGCCGGAGGTTCATAGACGCAACCGGGACTTGTTTCGGTTTTATGACACGCTTGTTGATAAACGCACTCGCCGTCAAAAGTCTCTATTCTTTGGTCAAGGTAGCGTAATTGTAAAAGACTATGCAACTTTAACCCTGGATGACTTTCGCAAGCCCATTGAAGAGTTCCCGTCCGTTGCAGCACTTCTTTACGCCTTGGCCGAGATAGATTTAAACCCGCCTGTTATAATCAAAAATAGACGATACCAAGTCCCAGATAGTGTCGGAGGGTATTGATGTTTCAGCAGCCAAACTCAGATAGTGATATTTTGGTTGGGCAGAAGGAGATAATGAACTTTTTGAAGCTTAATAAGTGGCCGTCTGTCTTGCGCTTAAAAAAGAAGGGCTTACCAATAAAAAAGATCGAAAGCAGATGGATGAGCCGAAAATCCATGATACTGGATTGGTTGGCGAAGCAAATTTTGGATGATAACAAAGGGCATGAAAAAGACATATAAAAGGTATATAAAAGGGTATTGTGGGTAATGTTTATTCTTTGATATTAGGTTAATAAAATTTGGAAGAAGAGTTGAACAAGTGGATCCGATTACGATTATCACAGCACTTTCTAGCGTTGTCCCGTCAATCGTCCGCTGGATTGGCGGAGACAAAGCCGGAGACGTAGCCGACAAGGCCGTCAAAATTGCCCAGTCAATCACGGGCGAGCAAGACCCCGAAAAGGCTATTTCTCTGCTTAAGGTAAGGGAAGATTTTCAGCTCAAGTTTCAGGAGGCTTGGCAGCATTTCGAGCTTGGCATCCAGCAGGAGCTTACCAAGCGACATCAGGCAGATATGAATTCGGATAGCTGGTTGTCTAAGAATATCAGGCCGATTTGCCTGTTATTGCTGACCTTGGCTATCACAATTGGGATTTATTTGCCGCCTGAATATGTGGCTGCAGATAAATTTCAGTGCTTAACTGATATGAGTCAGTGGGTTTATGGATATTATTTTCTAGGCCGTAGCACCTTCGACAAGGGCGCAGTAAAGCTGGATTTGAAAAGGAAATAGGAGTTATTGTATGAAAGATGAGCAGCTTATCCAAGCGGTTAAAGACGCTATACATGAAGAGCTTGCTGGTATTGGGTTGGACGCCAAGACACACGCTGAACATCACGAATTTATTGCTCTTTTACGCGATAACATTACAACCGCACGAAAGACTTTTATTGGCGTGATTGTTAAAACTTTTACTTTGTTTGTTTTGGGGGCAGTTAGCTACTTTTTGTGGCCCAAGAAATAAAGATGAGCTTTGTCCAGACAGCCGAGAAAAATTCTTGGCCTTTACAAAGCTGGAAGAATGTGTGTTTTGGGCAAATGCGAGTATAGCTCGTAAAGAATAAATTTTTGGTTTCTGCCATGATACCTCCTTATCATTTACCCCTTTGCCGTTCCGCCTGGGTTCCTGGCGCCCAGGCGGGAAACAAAAACTAAACTTTTTAGAAAGGTGACAAGAAAATGGGCGTTAAATCTTTACCTCACGACGATTCTGGAAAACTTATATACTCCGGCCAAGAAATGAAAGTCGCCAACATAGCCGTTTCTGCCGGAGCATGGACGGCTATTACTTTGCCTACAGACTGTAAGTATCTTGTGCTTAAAATGCGCGGCGGTGGGTATTTTAAGCTTTCAGATGATAGTGCGGGCACAAATTACATTACGTTGGTGCAGCTGGCGGTAGAAATAGTAAAACAAAACCTGATTATCCACATCCTGATGATACTACAAGACAGAGATGGTTAGATTATAGACAAGCACTTAGAGATATACCTCAACAAAAAGGTTTTTCTTTTGATGTTGTTTGGCCGGAGAAGCCTGAATAATGGACGAACCAAAAGCAGCAATATTAAATCTTGGAGCCAGGCTCAGGGATGAGTTTAATGATCTAGAGCGTAGGCGTACCTTGTACGAACAACGCTGGCTCCGTGACCTACGTCAGTATAAGGGTATTTATGATCCTGAGATATTGGCGAAACTGGACAAAAAGAGGTCAAAGGCGTTTATCCGCCTGACCAAGGTTAAAGTCGATACGTTGTGCGCTAGGCTAATGGATTTACTCTTCCCTGCAAATGGTGAAAAGAACTGGTCCATTTCCCCAAGCCCAAAACCGTCCATAGATCCTGTTATTTTGGAAAGGGCCGTACGACAAATACAGACCGCCAGTAACGGCCAAGCCAAGATTGATATTGATAAGATAGCTGGTGAAATTGCCAGGAAAGCTTGCGAAAACATGGAAGCTGAGATGGAGGATCAGCTTGTAGAGGATGTGTCCAGTCCAAGCTATTACGAGGCGTGCAGAAATGTGGTGTTAAGCGCTCTGAAGTTTGGGACAGGAATACTCAAAGGCCCGTTGGTCGAAAAGAGAGCAAAAGAAAGGTTTATGTTCGTAAATGGCAAGTGGCAGTTAGTACCAAAATATGAACACAAGCCCTTTTATGAATTTGTGCCTATTTGGGATGTTTACCCTGATTTGGATGTCTCTGATAGACGCCAGATGATGAAGCTCTGGCAGTCTTATTTGTTTTCCAAGAAAGAGCTTATAGACCTGGCAAAGAGGGATGATTTTGATACCGAGGAAATCATTAAACACTTAAAAGATTTCCCGGACGGTGACGCATCTCCCAAGAACTATGAGACAGAGATGCGCACAATGAGTGACGATGAAGAGACTTCTCCTGATTTTAAAGGCCGTTACAGAGTGCTGGAAAGGTGGGGCTACCTAGAGGGCAAAGATTTAATCGAGGCCGGAATAGAGTTACCAGAGGAAGACTCTGTCCAGGTTTACAGCGCAAATATCTGGTTGCTTGGCGAGAAGGTTATCAAGGCTGTTTTGGCCCCGATAGAAGGAGTAGATATACCTTACTACTTTTACTATTTTTACAAAGACGAGACTTCAATCTTTGGTGAAAGTTTATGCTCTGTAATGAGGGATCCGCAACGGGTTGTAAACGCTGCTGTTAGGGGGATGCTGGACAATGCAGCTATTACGGCTGGGCCTCAAATCGGGATAAATGCCGCTGCTCTTGCGCCTGGGGAAGACCCAACAGATGTGTTTCCATTTAAGGTTTGGATGTTTAAAAATGTTGAGGACCTAAACAAAGCGATGAAGGTTTTTAACCTATCCTCTTATACGCAAGAGTTTATGTCCATAACAAAATTTTTCTTTGATTTTGCAGATGAAGTCTCAACGCCAAGGTTCATGCACGGCGATGAAAAGGTTAGTGGGGCCGGGAAGACGGCTACCGGGTTGTCAATGCTGATGGGGGCTGTGAATATTAACCTGAAAGATATGGTCAGAAATTTTGACAACCAGATTACGACTCCGTTTATCAAAGCTCTGTATTATTGGAATATGAAGTTTAACCCCAAGCCAGACATTAAAGGGGATTTCCAGGTTAAGGCTACCGGTAGTTCGAGTCTGGTTGCAAAAGAAGTACAGGCGCAAAGGATGTTGAATCTGGTGCAGATTACAGACAACCCACGATTTCAAGGTAGAGTCGATGATAAAGAGTTGCTGCATGAGATTTTCAAGTCTTTGGATGTTCCCTCTTATATGGTTAGAAGTGATCAGGAATACGAGCAATGGAAGCGCAGACAGATGGAGATGCAGGCCGAGGCACAGGCACAGGCTAATCTCCAAGCGATTATAAAAGAGCTGGAAAAGCGTGGGGTTGATCCACGAGCCGCCTTAACAAATATGATGGCTAAAGCTGTGATGCAACAGCAAGGCCAGCCACAAGGAGTAGCAGCATGAAACTTGTTAGCATGAAATTACCGAAAACAAAGAAGACCCCAACCCCAGAGCTTGCTGCAACAGCAAGAGAAAAATATCCGTGGGGATTGCAAATTAACTTGGATACAGAGCAAGTTAAAAAGCTTGGCCTCGATTTAAAGAAGCTTAAAGTCGGGCAGCCCGTTAAGATTAGCGCAAAGGCAACTATCAAAGCTTTAAGACAAGAAAGTGCTGTGGACGGGAAAGAATTTAAACACGTAAGTTTGCAAATAACCGATCTGGCAGTAGATACCAAGACTGGCAATTCTTTTGATGAGGCATGGGATGAATCTGATTAAACAAACGCTTTTGAACTGCCAGGAGTATTATGGTTCCCCGGCGATAAAAGCGTTTATAGCGTATGCAGAAGACAAAATACAAGAATGGAAAGACGAGCTTGTGGATGCAAAATTAGAGCAGGTCCCAATAATCCAGGGAAAGATTAAAGGATTGGAGGACATTTTAAATGAAATTAAACCGATTAGGACTGAAAGTCGAGACGGAGCCTACTTTGCGTGATGTCAGGTGTCCCGTTTGTGATAAGTTAATCTGCAAGGCAAGTCTTGGGGCAAAGGTAGAAATTAAATGCCCTAGGTGTAAAATAATAAACAAACTACAAGTTCGTTAAATAAAACCAACAACAGAGCTTCCAGAAAGCCGGTTGTCCATAGATGGATAGCTGGCTTTTTTGTTTCTTGGGAGCAACCAAAAACCTTTAACCCCGCAGGCTACCGCCATTGCGGCCCTGCACGGAGGATAAACATGGGACAAGATTTTGAGAGACCTGAAGAGTTAGAGGGCGAATTTGAAAAGGCGTTTGAGGAAGACGAAAGCGCCGAGGGAGCTTCCGAAGAGTCGGCCTCCCCTGAAGAGCAACAGCCCCAACCACAAGAAACCCCTTCCGCCGAGGAAGTCAACACTGAGATTGAACCAGGCCAACAGCAAGAGGCTGTCCCTGGTGAAGGCGATCAAGAGGGGGATGGTGTTGCGGATGCTGGCGAAGAACCCGGCTTAGAGGAACTGGAAGAGCTTAAAAAGAAAGCTCACGGCTACGAGTCAATGCTGGGCAGGTTGAAGCAGCAACAGGAAGCCACAAAGCAGCTTCAAGCTGAACTTGAAGAACTGAAACGTCAACAGCAGGAAGCCGCACAACGGACCAAGCAGCCTGAAGAGCCTAAGCAAGCAAAGACAGTCGAAATTGATGAAGAACTTCGAGAGGACGTCGAAGAGTTTATCCGAGACTTCCCGGAATATAAAGATCTGATTTTTGAAGACTCAAAAGAAGGCAAAAGGCTCAGGAAACAGTTGCAGGATTATGGCCCGGAAATAGCTGCTGTTGTGGCTGATAATATAATGCTGAGGCGAGAAGTCGCCTATAAAGAACAGTTACGCCAGCAGCAGGAAGAGTTGAAAGCAAAAGAGCGTGCCCAGGCGATGGCGCAAGCTCATTTCCAGGCAATCTGGAAGGAGCATGAAGACCTGAAAGAGTTGATGACTAATCCTGATAAGCAACAGGAATTACAGGAGTTCTATCAAAAGTTGAACACATGGGCCAGCGCCAAGCCGTTTGCAGAGGCAGTGCAGATTTTCAATGTGATCAAACAGGGCACAGCCACTGAAGTGATTGAGGTTCTTAACCGTTTTAAAGAGGAAACAGGACGCCAGAGCACAGCACCACAGCAAGATCCAGACGTTTCCAATGCTGTGCGTGCAGCTATGGCTGTAAAATCAAAACCAAGTCCGCTGCCTAAAACCAGGGCGACAAAGGATGACTTTGATTCTGCCTGGGAAGAGGCGCCGGACTAAAGTTTTTGTATGGAGGTAGGTTATGACTACTACTTACGGTGATATTTCTCCACGTACCGCTGCTTATGCGTCTAAGGATTTTTTGAAACGTGCTGTTCCGTACCTCGTTTTTGAGTTGTTCGGACAGTCCAAGCCATTACCCAGTAGAAGCTCCAAGTCTATTATCTTCCGCCGGTACAACGCACTGGACAGCACTCCAAACCCATTGACCGAGGGAGTTACTCCTTCTGGCAAGACCCTGACCAAGACTGATGTCACTGCGACCTTGGTACAGTACGGTGATTTTATCGAACTGACTGATGTTATTGCTGATACTCACGAAGACCCTGTACTGCAAGAGAGTATTGATGTTCTCTCAGAACAAGCCGCAGAGATGATCGAAAAGGTTCGTTTTGGTATCCTGAAGGCAGGAGTAAATGTGTTCTACGCAAACGGAACTTCCAGGAATCAAGTTAACACTCCGCTTACCCTGGACCTGCAACGCCGGATCACAAGACAACTTAAGAGGCAAAACGCAAAGAAAATTACAAAGGTTGTCCGCTCTACTCCGAACTATGGAACCAAGGCCGTTGCTCCTGCCTATATCGGTATTTGTCATCCAGACTGCGAGACCGATATTCGCAACATGAACGGGTTTGTGCCTGTTGAAGAGTACGGTCAACTTTCTCCCTATCCCTCTGAAATAGGGAAGGTTGAGGATGTTCGTTACGTTACTTCAACCGTAATTGAACCCTGGCCTGATGCTGGTGGATCTACGAGTGACATGATCTCCACGAGCGGCACAAAAGCTGACGTTTACCCAATCCTGTATGTTGCCCGTGATGCCTACGGTCTTGTAGCCCTGAAAGGCAAGTATGCCATTACCCCAATGGTTCTTAACCCCAACAATCCACGCGGCAACGATCCTCTCGGTCAGCGTGGTTCTGTTGGTTGGAAAACCATGCAAACCGCCTGCATCTTAAATGATGCCTGGATGGTTAGGGCTGAAGTGGCTGTAACCGACTAAACTAACTTAGTTAAATAAACCAGAGCTTCTAGAAAGCCATATTAACCATAAGGAGAACAATATGGCTACACCTAAAAAAGAACAAGTCAAAAAAGATGAAGTTAAAAAAACAGAAAAGAAGCGAATAATTATCCACAACTCCCCTGATCCTGGGGGAAAGGAAGACGTTTTTGTGTCTATTAATGGAAAATCATATAACATTAAGCGTGAAAAAGAGGTGGAGGTTCCCGTAGCTGTGTTAGGTGTGCTGGATGATGCGGTTATGACACTCTACGAAAAGGACGACAAAGGTAAACTTGTAGAAAAGACGGTCAAGCGGTTCTCTTACAGCATAGTCGAAAAAACAGCCAGCGCTGAGGCTGAAAAGAATAAATAATGAAAGCCAAAGACCTTTTCTTACTCGTTTCTGCCAAGTTGCAGGATTTGGACTTGGATAACCAGCGATGGCCCTGGGAGCCGGGGAGCAACATTCCATCGCTGGTTGATTATTTAAATAATACCTTGTGTTAGGGAAGAGATAAACAAAGAGGGGGGTAATGTGGCAACCATAACGGCGAAATCTATCCTGAATAGGGCTACCATCATTATACAAGACGAAACAAATACCAGGTGGCCACGGGATGAGTTGTTGACATGGCTAAATGATGCACAGAGAGAGATTGTCCTGCTCAAGCCTGACAGTTACGCTCAAAATAAGTCTATTAAACTTATTGCCGGAACAAAACAAACAATTCCTGCCGACGGGATACAGTTGATTGATGTTGTAAGGAATATGGGAACTGACGGCGAGACTCCCGGAAGAGTTATCAAACGAATAGACAGAAGGATTCTGGATGATCAGCGGCCTGACTGGCACATTGAAACAGCCGTAGGATATATCCAACATTATGTGTTTGATGATCGAGACCCGAAAACATTTTATGTGTACCCACAAGCTCCAGAGACAGCGATTTATGTAGAGGTTATATACAGCTCTGCACCAACGGATATTACTGATGAGGATTCCTATATAACACTGGATGATATTTATGCAAATGCCATCTTAGATTACATCTTGTATAGGGCTTACCTTAAAGACGCTGATTACGCTGTAAATTCGGCAAGAGCAAAGGATGCCTATATAACATTCCTGCGTTCAGTTGGCGTTCTGGATAAAATTGAGGCAATAACCAGCCCGAATGTTCCCGATACGGCAAGGCTAGAGGCAACGCTTAACAGGAGTACCAGATAATGTCTGTACAGGCTATTATAAATCGTGTCAGAGCGTCTATAAACGGGTGTCCTGATTTTGTAATTGAAACTGAATTACTCTATACCCTTAGGGAGTTCTGCGATTTCACCCACGTATGGACGGATGACGTTAGTCTGTTTATCCCGCCAGAAACAAGACTAGTCCCTATAACTCTGCGGTATCCTGCTGATATTATTGCTATAGTAAAAGCGAGTTATCCTGATGGCGATGAAATTGACAGAAGGTGTTATAGCCTGGACTACGACAACAATATCATTTTTGAAACGGTATTATCTGGTAATGGCATCAATATTATTGTTAGGGTTGCACTTAAGCCTGTCCAGCTTGATGATTATGTTCGTTCTGATGGATATATAGATGGCGCAAACCTGAATATTTTTGCTGTGAATGGGCAGCGAGCGATACAGCACCTTAAGGCTGTCCCGGATTTTATTTTCAGGGATTATGTCGAGATTTTAGTTCACGGCGTTTTGGGAAGACTGTTTGAGATGAGAAATACTCCCTGGTTTGATGGCAGACTTTCTCAGTATCACCTCGAAAAATTTAGAGATAGCCTGGGCAAGCCCAGGATTGATATGTTAAAGGGCAGGACAAATAGATCTTTGCGTGTTCAACCTCGTTCATTTGTATAGGATAAAAACATGGAACTGTTTATAAATAATGCAGAAACGGTTTTGTCGTCTGGGCTTCTTGCAGACCAGACACAGATGACAGTAGTAAATGGTGATGTATTCCCTATTCCGGCAGGGAATTATTTTATGCTGACCCTGGTGGACGAATACGGTCATTTTGAAATAGTCAGAGTGACTGCCAGAAGCGGTAACACTCTGACTGTTGTTCGTGGAGAGGAAAACACTACCCCACGTGATTGGCCGGCCAACACAACTATTGTTTCTGCACGTGCAACAGCAGGGACTCTTACACGACTGAGGAATGGGGAAGAACATGAACATGATGACAGATATTATCAGAAGCCGGAGATAGATACTCAGGTATCTGAACTTGACGGGCGTATAGTAGAGCTGGACGAAACTAAATCAGACATTGGCCATAACCATGATGATAGGTATTACCTCAAGGGAGACGTATATAATAAGGATGAAATTAACGATACTATTGACGAATTAAACTCTGCAATTGAAGCAGCGAGAACTGTAAATATAAATCACAACCATGACGACAGGTATTACCTTAAGGATGAAACCTACAACAAGGATGAGGTTGACAATTATGTTACGGAGTTAAACGATGAGATTGAGCAGAAGGCTGATGCAGCCCATAATCATGACGATTTGTATTATAGAAAAGGGGATGTTTACAACAAAAATAATGTCGATATACTAATTTCTGAGCATAATCACGATCAGAGGTACTACACTAAACCAGAAATAGATGAACTCGTGGGGAATACAGACCCAAATGAGATATATGCTGGTAGTATAGTATGTGGTGAAACATGGTGCGGTGCACCAATTGAAGGCAGCAGCCAAGATGTTAGCGATAGCCGTACCGTTATAACCAATAGACCACCTTCCTTTTCTGATATTCAGCCTGCTGGTACGTTATGGATTGATTTTGTTGCCCAGGATTTCTGGGTGTGTGTTGATCATGACAGAGTTGGTTCTATCTGGAGAGGTAGAGATGGCACACTGGTTAGCAGCGAGACGGAGCCTATCCCGGAAGAGACTGTTCAGCAGGATATTGTGTTTGCTGGCAGTATATTCTCTGGTGAAATCTGGTGTGGAGCGCCAGTTGAAGAGCAAAGAGACGACCCGGATGAACATATCGCTATCTATGCTGGACTTGTTACATGCGGTGAAGTGTGGAGTGGAGCTAATGTTGGTGACTGGAGGTTTGATGTTAACGAGGATAGTGTGGTCACTTGCGGTAGTTTTGTTTGTAGTGAAACCTGGTGTGGAGCGCCAGAAAATGCCAAAAGTGATGATATTGAACCCAGCACTGTTATTTATGCTGGAATTATAACTTGTGGTGAAACATGGTGCGGTGCACCAATAAAATAATGGAGGGTAATATGAGAGGATTGCCATTTGTGTTAAGGACAAAACATGATGTAGAAAGTTGCGTACATCTTGCCCAGGAGGGTAAGATAGACAGGGACAGGCTTAAAGAAAAGTTACAGGCGATGTTAAGCACACAAAAACATTATGTTTTTGACAAGTTTGTTGACTCGCCTGCAAATGCAGATGGGCCAGAACCTGCGTTTCGAGTTGTAGAGGAAAAGGAAGGTGATGTGGTTAAGTACGCCCAGTTCAAGCTGGTGGACAACCCGTCCGCTACGTTTATTCAGGCTGGCTTAACAAAAGAAGAACTGGAAAACTTTATTTCGCAATTATAAGGAGGATAAAATATGTCAGCAACACCTCTTTGGTTAAACACTCAGGCGTACAGGGTTGACGCAAACCGTCTTTCTAAGATGGTTGACATTCTACCAGGAAAGAAAGACGGATACCTTGAACCGTTGGACAATGGTACTGGCGTCAAAATTGTAGCAGGTACAAGGATTGCACTTCAAGGTGACGATAGCATCTGGCGAGGCTATGAGTTTGCTACAGACACAGAAATTACAGCATCTTACCTGGATGCCGGAACTGCATTTGAGCTTGGGAAGGATTATTATGTATATCTGTCCCAGGATGGAGTCTTGATTGTATCTCAAAACATTACAGCGCCAAGCGGCTACACCATAGATAACACCCGCAAGATTGGCGGCTTCCATTATGGCAGGGTACGTACCGCTGCACAGCGTTTTGATGCTGCTGCTTCCTTGGCTATACAGGTTATCCCCAATTCCGTCTGGGACCTAATCAATCGCCCCAATTGTCCAGATCCATCTGGCATGGTAAAGGTTGGGGATTTTTGGGTGGATATATATCTGTCGAGGTTTCCATCCCTCATAGTTAGACTCTAAAGGCTCCTATTATAGCTATAATAGATGCTCCTAAT